CCAGAACGAACGCTGCATCAATGTTAGTGTCACCTGCCACCATTGCGGTAGAGCTGTCTGCAGCGTAAATGACAGCTTGGTTCAACTCTCCTGCAGGTGCAATACCTGTAGAGCTTGGCCAGTTGTGCGCATACTCAATAGTGATCTTGTGATACGCGTAGTCCGCCTTGGTCAACGTAGCAGGGTTCTGAGGGAGGTACATTCTGTTAAAGTTACCCTGGCGGTAACGGCAACGAAGTTCCTCACCCAACACTTGCCAGTCATTACCAACTCCGAGGACTTGACCAGTAACAGTTTCAGTCAACAAGTTAGCACCAGCAGCGCCTGCAATAAGGTCGCTGTTGTCTGCAGTCTTGGTAATGACAACGTCGAAGATGAATCCAACGTGCTTAGACTGAATAGTCATAGTGGTACTTCCGTCAGCAACAGCAACAAGCTTGTTCAAAATACCATGTCCCTCAATAGCTGTTACAGCAGCGTCAATGAACGTAGCTGCGTTGGTAAAGTCACTTCCACTAACCTCAACGCTAATAGCTTTGTGATTCGTAGTGTTGAACGCACTCAGAGGGAACTGATCGTTTCCACTCAAGATGGTGTAGTTCGTGCTGTCACCGTCATAGTAGCTCAAGTAGTCTGTTGGGACACTGCGAGCAATAACGCGAATCGTAACATCACCGATAGTAGCACCAGTAAACGTCGTACCGTTAGGAGTCAGAACAGTCTTGTGACCGACAGTAGCTACGAAGGGCTCAAACTGGATGCGTTTGATGTTGCGCGTATTGATAATTGGACTAGCAATTGGATTGCCTGCAACACCTTGAACGACTTGGAGGTCGGTATACAACCATAAGGGATTAGCAACGGTCAGCGCGCCGACAGTAGTGTCGTCAGCGTCGCTAGTGTCCGTATCTACCGTCGTGGCGTAAAGAGCACCAGCAGCGTACGTGTCAGTAGCGCCAAACGTCCAGATACCAACATCTCCAGCAGTTACGCCGTCGTAGTCCGTAGTAGCTTCAAGGTTAGCGGTGTTCAGGATAAACACCTGATTTAAATTGGTTCCCATTTTATTATTTTTTTTGTGGGATTAAACGTCAAATTTATTCACTCTCTAGGACTTCCCTAGATTGTGAGTTATACCTCGGGTCCGATATGGCCTCTAGTATGCTTTGCACTGCCATCTCCACAATCTCTTGATGAGTGTGGGGAGCCAGCTCACAACCTACTCCTAATGCATTATCCATTAGTTGAGGTTGCCGAATATATTTTACATCAACAAATGTAGTGAAAAAACTAGCATCACTATGTACGTCGATAAAGTTTTCCTGAATTGTGTATTTAATTCTATCGCAAGTGGGTGAGTTAAATGGATCGCCCATTAGTTTGTACAAGTCATCGTGCTGTACGTAAGACATCATCTCCCTTTGCCTTGTACCTGTATTGTTGTACGCGCGGAACTGAACGGTCGTGGCTGTAGGTTGAGTATAGCTGACCTCTACATCATCTGCGGCACCTAGAGGATCGCTCCAGGTTACAACAATTTCACCTGAAAGAAGTGCTCCAGTTAACAATAAGGTTAATGTGTTAGAGTCACTAGTAGGAGTAAGTTCAGATGCAGCAAGTGTATCTAAACTATATCCCGTTAATGTAGTTGCTACTTCTGCAGCAAAGTCTGGATTAGACATTGCAGGTGCAATATTTGCAGACAGCGCTGAGTCATAGTTATTGATGTCAAGCAAATACTCTAGAGACAATCCATCTGCGTTAGAGATGATAGAAGTACCCCCAACTGTAATGTTTGTCATGTTCCACCCTTCTTGTGCTGCAGGGGGAGTCATAGAGATGTTATTGACTCTATAGTTGATGCTGGATATTACATAGGATATTACTCCATCACATTTACAGTAACCATCGCTAAATGCATTAACCAAGAACATGTAGTCATTGGGCAATGGTGCGCGGTCAGTAAAGAATCCTGTGATAGTTTCTCCATAGTAAAAGCACTTGACTCTTGCATCTACAACAAGTGCACGCAAGTCGTCAATGCGTTTTTGAGATTGCTCAAAGCCGTCACGGTATTTGTTACCCATGGGAGAGTAACGTTGCTTGATGAATGCGAACATTGCATCATTCAACTCATGATCAATCTCTTGTGGTAAGAGATTGTCAACCTGGAAAGATGCAATTTTTTGCACCCCCAGGTTGACAGCTATGTGCATCTCTTCTATGGTCATTTAAGTTCCTTCAGTTGAGCCCTCATGGCATTGACCTGCCCTGAGTTCTTCTTGTTGTTAAAGTAGACAATAGCGTCGGTCATGTTCTCACCAATGGTCTCATCAACATAAATGATTTGATTACCAATAGTGCGAAGCACTCCCATTTCGATGAGCTCCTCAAGTTCTGCACGAACGTCAAGGTTCTTATCTGTGCTGAGCTTCAAGAAGTTTGACGGCTTGTCATTCTTAATGTTGTACAGCTGGTTCTCAATTTCCATGTCAGTGAGTGTCTCTGGGCGAGATCCCTTAGAGAGAACTCTAAGTAATCTGCGCATCTTCTCAGAATCAGAAGAGACTTTGATAAACTCTTTATCTGCTTCTTTTCTAAGCTTGATTTCTGCACTTTTCTTAAGCAGGTCTTTCTGCGGATCATAGATGTAGAATCTCTTCTGACCATCTTCTTTCATGATTGCTTCAGACTCTGCAACCTGACGGTGCTTGAGGCACCACTTCCATGTGAGGTAGTCCATGACGTTCATAGGATTACCGTCTTCATCGACAGTGATGTCTAATTCCTTTCCTTCGAAGGGAATCTTGACACTCATGCTAGCCCAGAACTCTTTTTCTTGTTTGGGCCAGTCTGCGTGTCCGGGTGGGACATCTAGGATACCGGAGAGAAGCTTATTAGCTTCTTCACCTTCGACGCCTCTTAAGGGTTGTCTACCCACATAGATGCTTCCGATATTAACTTTTGCGCCTGCTCTTACTTCTTTAGGTAAGTGGTTCAGGACTTCTTTTCTGCGGAGATAAATTTTACGCATGGTTTAATTGTTCTTTTGGAGTTTAGAAAGAATAACTAAGCTGTTCTTTTGTAAGAAGAATAACTTAAGTCTTTGATGGTAAGCGGGGGAAGCCACCTACGCAGCCTCCCCCTATGCAAACCAAACACAAATTACGATGCCACACACTGGAGATCGAGCGAGGTATCGAATCTGCGGAGCAGGATACCAGCTGTCTTCAACATGTGTACAGACGCACCGTCTATGTCACTAGCGCGAGTGTCAGATTCCGCGAAGCCTTTCGGCACAACAGAACCAGCAACAGCCCAACGCAACATTTCACGACCCTTCTTATTGATCATCTGGAGGTTGTTTTCTCCGTCGTAAGAAGATTGGTCGACAAACGTCATTCTGTAGCTTTCGAGCGGCAATCCGGACTCAGGGTGCTTCTTAGAAGCCTGAGCAACGGGACCGTGATCGAACAGAGGAACCTTCACCACATTCACACGGTGACCATCAATGTGGTCATAGCTGGTGAAGTAACCGGTAATACCCAGGTTACGACCCGTTCCCGTGATGAACTTAGACTCAGTGGTCTGGAGGTAGGGGCTTCCGCTGTAGTAGTTACGCAAAGCCTTATCGAACTCACGTGCACCACCAATACCGGTGTACAGGGTAACCTGCTTGTCGGTAGCGTCGGTCATACCGTAGAACAAGTCACCAATCACGTTCTCAATCTTAGACTGAGTCAATGTAGAGTACGTGTCCTTGTTGATGATTTGCTCGAACAGACCAGGACCAGCGAGAACTGGCTGACCGTTTTCGTCGAGCATTTCATTTTGACCTTTGCTGTCATAAGACTTCTGGCCGTACCAATAGTACATTTCGCACTCTTCCTTGAACTTGAGCATGTGGCGGTACTCTTCGTAGTCCATCCAAAGACGGGTAGAAGAACCTTCACGCGTGGGGAGTTCAAACTGAGCAACGTAGTCCTTAGCATTACCAGACATGTGGTAAGACTTACGAACTGTACCAATCTTAGAGCGGACGAGACCTGGAGCAGCCCAGTTAGATGCGTTACCTCTCGAGAAGTCAATTCCCACAGAAGCAAACAGCATTCCGAAGAGCGCGCCAGCAGCAACGTCAGCTGCAGGCATGCTAGCTTGGTCGGGAGACACAAGCTTCAAAGAGTACTCGTAACCACCAGAAACAGGTCTAGGCTGTTCCATAATACGAGCGAGCACACCAGATTGAGAAACAAGTGTGTAAGGGAATACGAACCACTTGTCGGGGAAGACAACCTTAAAGATTTGTCCACCTGCACCCTGAGCGCCGCTTAAGCCAGTAACGACGGGACGAACATTCGTCTCGTGCGTCTTCACACGGTACTCATACTCAAACCGGTCGATAGACTTGGTGTTACCGACACCCTCCGTGAGGAAGGACAGCGGGAACTTCTTTTCTTCGCGGCCTGCGAGGTGAGTAATAATTGGAGACAACTCTTCTGGTTTCTCCATAAGAGCATTGACCAACGAGTTGGTGTCGGTCATCTGCTGGTCATTGTAGTACGTTTTCAGTACTTGCGTTAAAGCCATAGTTTTCTAGTTTTAGTTGTTTATTGTAATATGCTACCGAGGTCCAGTTGGTCGAAGTCGACGTTTGTGGATCTACGTTGTTGTTTGCGAGCACTCTTGACTCTCTCCTCATTCGAAACAATTCTGTCTCTCAGATTACGAGCGGCTTGAGTTTTCGCCTTTTTTTCGATTATTCCGTTAAGATCAAACCCACTATACAGCATATAATCTATAGCTAGTTTGATATCCGTTCCCGCTTCCTGATAATCTAGGTCACGTTGGGTTTCCCCATTATCGCCTATGGGTTGGGATATATAATCGAAGAAGTTTGATTTCTCTCTATCTGGGATTTTAACACCAGCAAATTCGTTCCCGCTTTCGATAGTGTTTGCTACCTCATTCCAGAATTCATTCTGCTGTTCTTGGAAAGCTTCATACTCTTGTTGTTGCTGCTCCATTAACATTTGCTGTTCCTGTTCTTGGAATTGTGCAAGATGTTGTTTGGCTCTTTCAGCGTTGTTGTACAGCTTACCAGATGCTTCATACGTGTCGATAGTATCTTGTATGAATTCTGTGTCGTGCCCTTTATTTTGAAGATACTGTGCAAGCACTGCACGTTGCATGGTTACATTATCCTCAGTGATTTCAATCGCGTTGAAATCAACTTGTTGTCCCTGTTTTTGAAAGAACTCACGGGAATCTCCTCCCGCTAGTACATAGTCAAGATGTTGTTGAACCTCGGGGAATTGTTCGAACAGTGACTGCAGCTGATCTTCTGCTGCGTTTTGACTGATATCTCTTACGAAATTCGTAATGCCTTCAAGTGAGTCATCGTAGTCACCTTCTAATTCGAATCCCAATGTGCGGGCTACCTCGGCAGCTACACTAGCAGGTTCTCCATCTTCTTCGTGCTCGTCTTCTACGTAGGTTTCTTCCTCAGGCTGCTCATAATAATCATCATCAGCGTCTTCATCCCCCACTTGTGGGTCTACGTTTTCGTCTTGCACTTCTTCCTCAACTTCTTGAGGAACTTCTTCAACGACGTCTTGGACGTCCTCTACTGTTTCGACTCCATCACCTAACACACTGTCAAGTGTCAGAGAGTCAATGTTTAACTTGTCATCTGGTTGCATGTCTACAAATTTAATTAGTTAATTAGCTTGTTTCTTGTAAAATTATTTTTTACAAAAGCTCTTATAATATATCACTTTCTTCGTGGTATTGTCGCGTTCTTGTTAGAATCGGCGAGTTTAAATCGGTTGCGCACCGTGTAGTTAGACCCGGCGTTGCGAGCTTCCGCTTCCAACGTCTTAATGAGCATTCCCTCACCACTTTTCAATCCGTCGTAAGGTCCAACTGTGTATCTTTCATTTACTCCTGGGAACCGTATTGTTGCATTTCTTCCCTCTAGGGCTAATGGATTTTCTATACTAAACGGTGTTCTTAATGTTACTGGACGCCCCCCAACGGCAGACAGCGCTTCTACTCCGGCTAGTCTTTCTGCAGCTGCTGCTCTTTTGCTCTTGGGAAGAAACTTAAGATACTCTTCTGCAAAGTCTGCTGATTGGAATGGGTGTAGATCCCAAGTATCTCTCATCACACCTTGTCTCGTTTGGTTGAAGAACTTTTGACTGTTACCGATTCCTGCAAATTGGTTAATATCAGAAAGTCCTCCTGTACCTGGTCTAGCTAACTCTAATTCATAACCTCCCATAGATCCGAAAGTTTGGTCATGTACATTAGTTGTTCTAGTGCTGCCGTCTGGCATTATTTTCGCTGAGGGCACTCCACTATTATGTATTTTGCTATAACCATAACCAGTATAGTGTTGTGGTAGCTCTTGTTGGGGCTTGAGAGCCCCTTTCTTATCGTATGGCTTTCCTGCTGCTCTTAGTGCCCTTTGCTCTCGCTTATAGGTTTGTAGTTGTCGTTGATATTTTTCAGCAAATATGCTGTTATGTACGTCGCGTCGCAGGTGTCCTAATGATACGCCGTCTCCTGTTAGAGCAAATGTTCCGTCTGCATTTTTTTGTAGCGTCCCATAAGCAGGCTTCCTCCCTAAGCCCACCGCAAAAGTGTCAAGTCTTCTTTTTGAGGCTGCTGTGTCAAATCCCTGGTTGGCATAGGCCACTCTTGTTGGACGAGATTCTGGCCTCCTTATATTTCTTAGTATTTCTTTAGGAGTATTAATACGAGGGGTGTAGCCTATCGGATCGATGGTATGATATATTAAGTTTCTGGCTCCTTGCCCAAATCTCATTCCTGAAAGACCGATGGCATTTGCTCCGAGCCTCTCCATTTTGTCTTGTCCGGTTCCTTCCCAGTTTCTCATGTTGGAGAGGTCGTACCCAGAAGTAGCACCAAATCCATATCGGACAGGTTTACTATCTAGTGCTTTTCCTAGTCCTTGCCCAACTCGAGTTTGACCCGCTCGAGCCGTCGCAGCCGGTGCTGCTAATGCAGCATAAGATCCAAGAGCTGTAAGAGAAACAGGATTACTGGTGGGATTCTCTTGAATGTAGTTGCCTGCAGCTTGCTGGTTGTACTGCAAACCAGGAGGCATAAATGCCATAGCATTAGGCGGAGCAAGTCTGACTGGTTTAATTTCTCCTTGACTTGCTCTTAGCTGTCTTTGTCTTTCTGCTTCTTGTTCTTGTGCCTCCGCTAACTCCCCAGCAGCCTGCGAAGCGGTTAGCTGATCTTGATAAGCGTCGAACCCACCTACTCTTTCTATCTCTTGAGCAATGGGAGGCAGGTAGTTTCTGTCTGCAAAGCCTGCGCTTTGATATTTTCTCGGACCTCCTGCGCGTTGCGCGTATGTGCGTTTCGGCGGCGTGGGCTGTGCAGTGAAACTGTTGTCAATATACTTATTGACCTTACCAGTGTACTCCCCAACATCATAGTACTTGCCGACCAAACCATCCCAAAGTTCTTTTTCTACTTTAGTCTTGGCTTGGAGCTGTGGTACATTCTCTAGATCGAAAATGTCAAACTTTCCTGTCCTATAATTGAACGACATGTTTGCTGGATTGTCCATGTCGACAGCAATCCCTTCATCACGCAGTGCACGTACTTGTCTTTTAGCTAAAGCATACGCAGATCTTGATGGCCCTT